AGTTCAAAATATTTTTCATTAGAATTTGTTACTTTTAAAGTAAACCCCATAATTTTATCTCCTTTCATCTTTAAATTCAGTGCATAATGATTACCTACACTCCTCTTTAAATTAGTAAATATAACGGTCACAAGCTTTGATCACACATTCTTTACTGCAGAATATATAATCTTTTTCTTCTTCATTCTTGGTAACGGAATCAGGTTTTTTTAAGTTAAACGACTCTAATCTGAAAAACTTATCTTCTATTATCTTGTTGCAGAAAGAACAACATAAAGAACAGCGTGTTTTCATATCACCACCTCCCTTCTTATTTTATGTCAAATCCATAATATTTTTATAATGAATTTTAGTATTAAAATGAATTTCTATTTGAGGTTTTTCATACATTAAAGGATCTTGTACACGAATATCTTTAAGATTGTTTAAAACATACAAATGTTGTTTTGCATTTAACCAAGAAAAATTTTCTTCTAAATATTTTTTCGCTTTAACAAAATCACAGGTTGAAAAAGATATATTCATTTTTTATTTCCTTCCTTATTTTACTTTCAGCGTCTAAAGGATAATATAGATTTTCTTATTGTCATTTAATTTCTTAATCGAAATTTTCTGGATGTTCTAAAACTCTTCTTATTGGAGATATATAGGTTTCTTGATCATCAACAAAAAATGTATTATTAAGTAATAAACCTATTAATGCTTCTTTATCGATTGAATTAATAAATTCATAAAAACTATAGACATGTAACTTATAAGATTTTTCTTGTGCATCACTTGATTTCCAAGATATGTGTGTCGTAAGTTTCATGTTTAGTTTATTTTCTCATGGTCTCTATTCAACTTTTCTTGAATAGCTGATAGAATATACTCGTTCATATCATATCTTTTAACCCTGGCCATGAATTTTAACGCGTCGTGCATTTCTGAAGTCATACACAGTAGAAATTTTTTAATTATTGACATTTTCCCACCCTTCTTCTTTTATTTTTTTAACACATTGTTTTATTAAATAATCAATTTCCGATTCATTTTTTTTTAAGGATTTAGGATGGAATAAATTTTTGACTTCACAAATCCTAGAATAATCTTCTATTTCTTGTGCTATCTTTGATATTTCTTGCATAACTTTTTCTTTTAAGATGTCAGTTTTTTTCTTTTTGAATAGCCACATGGTTATTTTTCCTTTATTTTAGTTTATTTCTCTTGGTGTTTGCTGTATTGTAATGATACATTTATCTATTAACTCATCTTGTTTATTTTTATAAAACTTTTTGAGGTAGGTTAGGTAGACAATTATATCTGTATCAGAGATTTTTTTAGGTTTTTTTCTTGTTATAACCCGTTCTGCAACATCACATAATTTGTAAGTTAGCATTTTGAATCCTCCTTATTTATCTTTTTGAGTATTCCTTTTGGTTTTCTAGTTCCTTTTCCAGTAAGAAAATTATTTTTTATATAATCATCATGAAGAATACATTTTCTAATAATTTGTTTTTCAATATAATGAGCAAGGTAACCATCATCATTATGGTTATATATTACCTCACATGTTTCATTATCATATTTTTTTAATAATATTTCTTTTTTCATTTTGCCTCCTTTTATTTGTTAATTATCAACCATGATATTATTATAATATAATAATAATGTTTAGTCAAGAAAAATTTTATATTTTTTCAAAAAGAGGTTGGGCGAAAGGATTTAATTTTGATATTATCATATAACCATCCCCTATATATTCTATATCAACCATAATTCCATCAAAATATATTCCTGCTGTTACGACTCTTGCTGTTCCTTCTATCTTTTTTTCCCATTGTCTCATAATTCCTTTTGCTGTTTTAGATTTTCCAAGTATTTCAAATATATATGTGAAGCCTTCATTATTAGTATTCATTATTTTATTTTTAATTTCAAACCTTTTCATTTTATTTCCTCATTTTTTTTTCTTGGTTAATTTTGATTACATTCATATTATATCACACATGAGACATCATGTCAAGCATTTATTTTAACTTTTTTCAAAAAACTTTTCTATGATATATCTTGCCGTTTCTGTCTTTGTTTCTTCTCTTGCCTCCGCTAATTTAACCAGCTTTTCTTCAATTCTGTTCGTTATTCTTATATGTATATATTTTGGTTTCATTTCTTATTCCTCCTTTCATTATTAATATATCACACATGAGACATTTTGTCAAACATTTGTTTTAAAAAATAATAAAACTTATCTTGACAAATCAAAGAGATTGTAATATAAATAAACAAAACGAAAGGATAATAAAATGCAAATAACCAAAAATGAATTAGAAAAAATATATTATGAAAATAAAAATCAAATAGTATGCGAAAGATTGAATATCTCTCATCCAACACTTATTAAGAAATTAAAAGAAAATAATATAGCACTTAAAGGGAAGGGTGCGGGTAATATAAAATTAACCATAACGGACAAAGAATAATTTAAAATTATGATAACCCGTGTTATAATTTCAAGAAAAGTTATATTATCACCAAATGATTATACAAAATGGAGTAAAATGGAGAATGAAAAAATAAACAAAATTTCTAGGGAATTATATGAGAATATTGTTAATTATATTATAAGACTAAGAAAAAGTGGTTGTCCTGATAATACTATTCATAATATGATAACTAAAAAATACAATATAGATGACATTTTGGCTTATAAAATAAAAAATATTGCTTATAAAATTATTAGAGATGAAGATTAAGACAATAAAATAAAATATAATGAAATAAAAATTAAATACTTTTATATAAAATATGTTCTACATAGAACAATAAAGTTTGAACTTATTATGTTCTATGTGGAACTTGAGGATGAAAGACAATGGAAAATAATAATAAATTAGATGTTATATGGAAAATTGAAAAAAGAAAAGTTGATGACCTTATTCCATATTCAAAAAATCCTCGGAAAATATCAGAAAAACAAATAGAAGATTTAAAAAAATCTATTGAAAAGTTTGGTTTTGTTGAAATACCTGTAATTAATAGAGATAATACTATTATTGCAGGACATCAAAGATTAAAAGTAATGCAACTATTAGGAAGGGGGAAAGAAGAAATAGATGTAAGAATACCAGAAAAAGAAATGACCGAAAAAGATTTCAAGGAATATTGTATAAGAAGTAATAAAAATGTAGCTGATTGGGATTTTAATATTTTAGATGAATTTTATGAGAAAAAAGATTTGATTGAATGGGGTTTTGAAAAACAAGATTTATTTTTTGAACAAGGAATAGAAGAAACTCAAGGCGATGATGATATTCCTGCAACACAAGAAAAAATTATAACTATCAAGGATGATTTATATGAACTAGGAAATCATAGATTATTATGTGGGGATAGTATATTAATTGATGATGTTGAAAGGCTTATGAATAGTAAGAATGCAGATATGGTTTTTACTGACCCGCCATTTAATATCGGATATACTTATAATTCCTATAATGATAATAAAACAAATGAGGAATATTATAAATTTATATGTGATTCTTTAAGTCCATATATTCAAGAAAATATAAGTTATTATATAATGCAAAGACATTCTAATATATTTATGCAGTGGAAAATTTTAGAAGAGTTAAAATTAGAATATAAAAATTTAATTATTTGGAAAAGTCCAAGTCAAGCTCAACCTAATGATAGATTTTCTTATATGTATCAACCTATTTTATTTTTTAAAAAAGGGAATGTTATATTTAATGAATATTGTCAAAAAAGAGATATGCCAGAAGATTATGCTGGATTAAATAAAGGATTCAAAGGTAAAATTAATGATATTTGGGATGATATTAAAAGAATAGCAGTTGGGGCTATTTGTTCTAAAGAAACTATATTATCTGGAAAAAATAAGGCACATCCTGCTCAAATGCCAATAGGATTACCAGAAAGAGCTATATTATTTAGTTCAAATATAAATAATATTATTGTTGATCCATTTTTGGGTTCAGGCTCAACACTTATAGCTTGTGAAAAAACAAATCGTAATTGTTATGGCATAGAAATAGACGAAAAATATTGTGATGTTATAGTTAGAAGATATATTAAGTTTTGTAAAGACAATAATATAAAATTTGTAATAAAACGAAATGGACAAGAAATAGATTACCAGGAGTTTGGAATATAATGGCTTACAGTAAAAAATACATGATAGAAGAATCATTAAAAGCAATTCAAGAAAATAAACTATTTTTTATAGATGACATTTTTGCCTACGTAGAGTTTTGTGCGGCTACATTTTATAATCATGAATTGGAGAAAGTAGAGACAATAAAAAGAGCATTGGCAGAAAATAGCATTAAAGCAAGACAATCATTAAAACAAAAATGGTATATGTCAGATAATCCAACATTACAAATTGCACTATATAAACTTCTTTGTCCAGAGGAAGAATATCATAGATTGGCAAATACTAAACAAGCTATAGACCATACTTCAAAAGGTGAAAAAATAGATTTTATAGGTCAAGATGCTCGAGAAAGAATTAAGGAATTAAAAGAAGAAAATAAAGAAGAAGATAATGGTTAGTATTGTATTAAAAGAAGAATTAGATATAATTGAAAAGTCTCTATCTAAAAAAAAAATATCTAACGAGGAAGCTAATTGGTTAATTAATAAATTAGTGATAAAAGATAGAGAAAAAAATATATTACAATGGGGTAAATATTATTTCCCAGAAAAATTTACTAAACCTTTTTGTAAAGAACTTCATAATTATTTTATAGATATAAGACATCATGATTTTACTGATACATTAGCCCCAAGGAATCATGCAAAAACAGTTATAAAGTGTTTCTTAATACCTATATACCAGTCTATAGTAGAACCTCATTTATTCCAACACTATCTCAACATACAAAACACAACAACAAAAGCTATATCTATAAATATAACTATAAGAAATGAATTTGAGTTTAATGAAAAATTAAGGAATGATTATGGAGATTTAATAGATAATAAAAAATGGACAGAAAAACAATTTGTTTTAAAAAATGGTGTTGTTTTTACCGCAATAGGTGCAGGTGAATCTATGCGAGGTTTAAATTATCTAAATAAACGCCCTGATTATATTGTCGGTGATGATTTATATGATGATGAAGATATTCATAACTTAGAAAGATTAAAAAAGAAAAAAAATTGGTTTTGGTCTTCTATCTATCCAGCTAGAGACCAGATGAAAAAAACTTCGATACATTTACAAGGTACAGCCATAAACAAAAACGATTTATTACATGAAAATTTTGGTAAAGAAGGAATTACAAGCAGAAAATTCCAATCAATTATAGATTATGATAAGAAAATAACATTATGGTTTGATTACGATAATTTGATAAGAGATAAAGAGTTAATGGGATCTATACAATTTGAGCGTGAAATGCAAAATAATTGCAGAGACGATAGCTCATCTATTATTAAAGAAGCTTGGATTAATTTTAAAAAGTGTGATTTAGTAGAAAAAGAAGGTATCCTATATTTAAATAATGAAAAAGTTATTAAAAAAATAGGAAATGTTGATCCAGCAATTGGTGAAAAAAATGTAAATGATTTTACTGGGAAGGCTTATATAATTAAAACAGAATATCAAAATTTTTATATTTATGAGATTAAGAATGACCATTTTTCTTTTAATACAAACCTAGATGACATTAAAAATTGGCATTTAAGACATAAATTTGATATATTTAAAATAGAATCTATAAGTGCATTTCAAGCATTTGGTCAAGAGATAAGAAGGACAACAGATATTCCTTTAAAAGAAATTAAAACAGTTAAAGATAAAATAAGTCGTCTTGAAGGTGTGTCATCTTTATTTGAAAATAATAAAGTTTTTATAAATGAAAATATTCCTATAGATTTAAAAAATGAATTGGTAGAACAATTGATTAATAACGAACCCAACCATGATGATATAAGAGATGCTGTAATATTAGGATTAGAGGAATCTAAATTATTAATTTGTGAAGTATTTTGAAAAAGAATTTAATAATTTTGTTTATAGAAAAAATAAACATGGTATAATAAAAATGTCAATTAATATTTTTTAGATAGTCTATGATAAAAATATAAATATGTTGTGCTTAAATTTAAAAAATAAATAGGGGTATATTGTGAGTATATTTTCAAATATGCTAGATAATTTTGCTTTTAGTAGAATGAAAAAAAAATCTCTTAATTTAAACGAATTACTGGGATATAGTACATTAAATAGTTTTGATTGGCACGATGTTAAAGCGACATTAGCTTGGTATTATTGGGCTAAGGTGCATACTATTTGGAGATCTACAAATTTAATATCTCAAGAATTAGCAAGCATAAAACCTATAATTATAAATAATAAAACTAAAGAAATTTATAGAGAATATGATTCAAGAATTCCTGCCACATATCCTTTAAAATTATTAATAGAACCTAATTCAGACACAACACATATAGAATTTATAACATCAAATATTGAAAGTCTTTTGGTTACAGGTGAAACATATATTATAACTGGAGGATTAAAAGAACCTGTTCAAATGTTTTGGCAAAATCCTAATGAAATAAATATTATATCAGATAATTTTTATATGCCAAAACAAATAATAGTTAATAATCCTACTGATACTATTATCTTTACAAGAAATGATAATGATTATAGGTATTATACTAGTGATGGCTTACGCCAGATATATCAGATAATAGATTTTAATCCATTTTATAAATATGGAAATCAAAGAGGATTTAGTAGATTATCACCATTATTTTTTTCAATAGAAGAATATATTAAAGGTAATCTTCATAATATAAATATGATGAGAAAAGGAGCAAGGCCGTCTGGAGTATTAACTGTTGATGATACTATTACAAACGATCAATTATTAAGCATAAAAGACCAAGTTAATAAATTTTATTCTGGAGTTGAAAACTCAGGAAATTTAATGGTTTTAAATAATGGTAGAGAGTTTAAAACTATAGATATAAGCAATAGAGATATGGAATATTCTGAATTAAATAAAATAGCTAAACAAAACGTATATGAGGTTTTTGAGATTCCATCTTCTTTTTTTGATAATGCAACAAGTACATATAACAATAAGCTTAATGATAGAATAAATCTTTATATTTTTGCAATTATACCGTTAGCTTTACGGTTATATGGAGAATTAACTAAGCTGTTTTATTATGATAAAAATAAATATAGGGATTATGAAATAAGTTTTTTAATAAAAGAAATTCCTGCCCTTGAAGCAATGTTTGATGATTCTAATTTAAGGAAATCACAATCAGGAGTATTTACTATCAATGAATTAAGAGAAAGATATTCGTTAGAAGATATTGGAACAGAAGGAGATATAGTATATCAACCTATGAATTTATTACCTGTTGGAAATTCTACTAAAGAAATTAAAAAATATGATATAGAAATGATAGAAAAAAAATTATTGAATAAAAATATTAGCAAAGATGAGATAGGTAAAATTATTAATGTTATTAATAAATCCAACGCGTAGACAATTAAATAATGAAATTTTAAAAATAGACCAATTAAAAAGAAAATTAGAGATAAATTTTGAAAAAGATTTAAATATTTTTTTTAGACGTATATTAAAAGATTTAGAAGATACTTATTCAAAAATTGGATTAATACCAAGTAGGAAAAGATATGAAAATGATTTAGAAGAATTGATTAAGAAATATATGCTTAAAACCAGTGAGATATTTAGTGGAAATATAAGAGATATACAAATAAAATCAATTAATTTTTTTGAACGTAAAACAGAAACATTAAAAATAAATAAAGAAGAAGACGAAAAAATTGAAGATGAAATTGCAATATCTTTATTACTTTGGATAAATAAACAATCAACTGAACAAACAGGATTAATATTAGATACAAACGAAAAAGAGATAAAAGAAGAAATTAAAAAAACTAAAGAAGAATTATTAAAGGGAGATAAAGTTTTTAATACAAAGGAAATTATTGCTTTAACAATTTTAAATTTAAAAAATAAATTTTATAACAGAAGTAAAATGATAGCAATACAAAACATAGGAGCTTCTGCAAGTGAAGCTAAATTAAAAGAAGCTGAAAAAATTAATGAAAGTAATGCTATTGTTGAGGGAATTGCTATTACAGGATTAATGAAAAAAACTTGGAATGCTATTTTGGATAATAGAACAAGACCATCACATGCTGAAGCTGATATTATATATAATACAAACCCTATTCCTATAACAGAAGATTTTATTGTAATGGGTGAATCTTTAAAATATCCACGAGATCCAAGTGGAAGTCCTGAAAATATAATAAATTGTAGATGTGAAGACCAATATATTGTTTCAATATAGAAGGAGAATAATATATGCCTTATCCAACACAACATGCGGCACGGATTAGAGACCCTAAAGATTTTGAAGAAGATAGTTTTAAAAGAAAAAACATTGCAGAAGGTATAGATATTATAATAGGTCATTTAAAAGGCGAAACAACAATGACTACTCAAGCATATAGATTTGAAAAAGATAAATTTACAGTTTCAGAAGCTAAAAAATGGCTAAAAGACCATAATATAGAATATATTCTTTTTGAACCTGCATCAGAACCTAACGAAAAAGATAGAGCAACGTATCCAATGTTTATTTTTGATAGATTTGATGATAGATTAGCAAATAATATTGTTTCAAATCTTTTATATTATGAAAATTTTATGAGTGATGAAGTTGTTGATAATATAGATGAATCTAATTTTTATAAACCTCAAAAATCTAAAATTAAAATGTGGATAAATAGCCCAGGTGGATATGTTACAGATTTAATGAGTATTGTTGATACTATGAATAATATTAAAACACCTATTGAAACATATTGTTTGGGAATTGCGGCTAGTTGTGCGGCTGTATTATTAGCCAATGGTACAAAAGGAAAAAGATTTATTGGTAAAAATTCACATGTGTTATTGCATCAAGTATCTTTTGAAACAAGTGGTAATATTCAAGATGTTGAAAAATCAGTAGAACAATCAAAGAAATTTAATGAACAAATACTTGATTTACTTTCTAAGGTAACAGGAAAAGATAAAGAAATAATAAGAGAAGATATTGAAAGAGATTTATGGTTAAATGCCGAAGAAGCTTTAAATTATGGAATAGTCGACAAGATACTTGATGATAATTCAAATGAAGTAAAATCATTTAATTTATTAATGGAAAAAAAGAATAATGATATTGCTACTAAAGAATTTAAAAATTTTGATGTAAAATTAGAAATTAAATCAATAGAAGAAGATGATAATATTTTTACATTTAAAGCTTATGCTTCTGTTTTTGATGAAGAAGATTTGGGGAATGACATTGTTTGTAAAGGAGCTTTTAAAAATACATTATTACAATATAAGATATTAGATAAAACAAATGAAAGAACGTTATTATGGCAACATGATATTAAACAACCAATAGGTAAAACTTATTTAAAAGAAGATGAATATGGTTTATTTGTTGAAGGAAAACTTCCAAAAGATGATGATTTTGTTAAGGGAAGAGTTATCCCACAGATGAAAATTGGCGCAATAAAAAATATGTCTTTTGGATATATTACAAAAGATTCTTATATTAAGAACGGTAAAAGATTTATAACTGATATTGATTTATTTGAAATATCACTTGTAACAATACCTATGCAAACAACATCTAAAATAATAAGTTATAAATCTAAGGATATAAAGAATTTAGAATTAAATGATTTATCTAAATTTAAAAATATATCTGATTTAAGGAATTATCTTAAAAATAAGGATTACACTGTATCAGAAAGAAATAATATAATATATCAATTAAAACAAATTTTTATTTCTCCTTGCGATGAGGAGATTAAAAATAATATTCCTTGTGATGAGGAAAAAGAATCTTGTGATGAGATTCTAAATAGCATCAAAGAAAATTTATTATTAATTAATCAATCAATTAAGGAGTAAAAAAAATGTCTGATTTAAAGTTTAATACAGAAGAACTAAGACAAATAAATAGCTTAGTTACTGATTTAAGGGATTCCGTAGATGGAAAATCTAAAAAAACTCAAGATGAAATTTCTAAAATAAATTCAGTATTAAATGAATTTGAGAAAAAAAATCAAGAAATTATTATAACAAAAACTAAAATAGAAAATGAAGCAAGGGAGCAAAAAGAAAAAATTGAAATGCTTGAAAAAAAATTAATTGATGTATCTACTTTTAATACAAAAAGTATAGTTAACTCTAAAGAATATAAAGATACACCTGAATATAAAGCATTAAATCTATATTCTAAAAAAGGTATTAATGGCGTTTCAATGGAATATAAGGATTATTTACGAACAGACGTGGGTGCTCAAGGTAATTTTTTAGTTCCTACAGCAATGGTTAATTTTATGCTAAATGAAATACAGGAAATTTCTCCTGTTAGACAATTAGTAAGAAAAATTACTATTGAAACAAAAAGTATTGAAATTCCGATTGGTGTTGGTATTCCAGATGCACCTTTTGAAAAAGAACTTGAATCAGGAACAAGATCTACACCAACTTACAGAATGGAAACACTGACAGCTTTTGCTCAACAAACAACGATACCAGTATCAAGAGATATTTTAGCATTCTCTAGTTTTGATGTAGAAGCAGAAGTTGTATCAAAAGCAAATCAAGCCTTTGCTAAAGCAGAAGGAAATAAAATTCTGACTGGTACAGGAATAAAAGAACCGCAAGGCATTTTAAATTCTTCTGTTGCTAAGATTGAAACTGCCTCATCTGGAGCAGTTACATTTGATGAAGTAATTAAATTAGCAGGAGAAACAAAACAAGGCTATAAAGAATCTTATTTTTTTAATAAGAAAACATTAGTTTTTTTAAGAACTATGAAGAATGGTGCTAATGAATATCTTTGGAGAATTGGCGGAGAAAGTATGCCAACGGAAATAAATGGTTATCCTTATATAATTTTTCAAGATATGCCAGACATTGCATCTGCCGCTCTTCCAATTGGGTTCGGAGATTTATTTGAAGGATATACGATTTTAGATTCACTCAATATGTCTATGTTAAGAGATGAATATACACCAAAAGATAAAAGAGCAATTGAGTTTACTTTTTATCGCTATTTAACAGGTCAGGTTATTATGCCAGAAGCGATTAAATTGATAAAAATAAAAGCTTAATATAATAATAGAATAAACAATTTATGTTTATTCTGACTTTAAATTTTAGGAGGATATAAAATGCAAGCTTACGATTTATTTTCAAGAATAGAAGTTGTAAATGCTCTTGATTCTACTGCTATATCAACTAGTACTACAACTGTAGGAGAAACAATTGATACAAGCTCATGTGAAAGTCTTGTTTTTGCTATTAAATCAGAAACATTAACAGATGGTGCTTATGCTGTACAGGTATTTGTTAGTGATGATTCTGGTATGGCAGGAGAAGTACAAGTAATAAAAGACTATGATAGTGCAGATACTTTAATCAGTTCTGCAATTTCTTTTGCTCTTGCAGACGATAATATAGTTAAGATTGTAGGAGTTGTTAGCGGAAAAAGATATGCAAGAATTAAAATTGTTTCAACAGCAGTTACTACTGGTGGAACATTCAGTGCTACGGCTATAAAAGGAAATAAAAGACACATTGCATAATAATTAATTTTAAGGGCGGAATTTTATTCCGCCCTTAATCTAAAACAGGAGAATAGAGATGTTAATAACAATATTAAAAGATGTTATATGGAGTATTGATTATAAAGCTGTTCCTTTTCGTAAAAATGAAAATATAGAAATAAAAGATGATATAGCAAAAGAAATGATTAAATATAATTATGCTATTGAAACAATAAAAAAACAAGAGATAGAAATACCTGAAAGTATTTTAATAAATAAAATACAAAATTCTTCTATTCAAAATGTAGATATTGAAACTATTGATAAAAAAAAAGGTCGTCCTAGAAAGATAAGATAATGATTAATTTAATAACTAAAACAAATACATTATTGATATCTTTAAATGATATGAAATTATATCTTAGAATAACAAATTCTATTGAAGATACTTTAATTGAAAATTTAATAAGGCAAGCCCAAAATGTAATAGAAAATTACACAAGCAGAGCCATCACTATTAATACTTATGAATATATTTATGACTCTTTGAATACAACAGAATATTACCCTGTTGATAGAATTCAAATTTATAAAGGTAAAATTACAAGTATAGATTCTATAAAAACTTATAATCTAGCAGGAACAGAAACAATTAAAACATTAACTGATTTTGATTACATTAATTTTAATCAATATTCATATATAGCAACAAAAGATGGTTCAGATTTTCCAATAGGTGATAGAAGTTATTCACCTTTAAAAATTGAATTTAAAGCAGGGTATGACATAACAACAATCCCTTACGATTTAAAAGAAGCTATATATAAATTAGTAGCTGATTATTATGAGTATCGTGAATCTACTAATTCTGAATATATAAAAGATATATCAACTGGAGTAATTAATATTATCAATAGATGGCGTATTGAGTTAATACCATGACAATAACAAGGACTTCAAATTATAGCAAAAAATTAAATATTAGAGTAGGGGATTTAAAGCATTATATTACTCTTCAAAGAAGAGTTTTAGAGGTTCCGATTAACGTAGATTTTAGAGAAACATATAATAATATTGCAAACGTTTGGGCTTCAGTAGTTACAAATAATGATTATTTAAAATTTAATGATATTAATATAAATGAAGAAGTAACACATATATTCTATATTAGAAATATTGATGGCATAGATATAGATGTTTGGATATTATATGATAATCAAAGATATAAAATTATTTCAATTAGGGATATAGATTTTGAAAAGAAGTTTTTAGAACTTAAATGTAATCTTAAAGGTATTGTATCTAAAGAATCAAGCAAATGGTGATGTAATGGAAAATATAACAGTCAATATGGATTCTCAGACTAAAAAAGTATTAATAGAAAAAAATGGTGGGATAAAATTAATAAAATCTGGTTGTAGAAAAGCATTATCTGAAATAGGAAATATTATTAAAAAAAAAATAAGCGAAGGCATAAAAAGTCCACCTAAAACAGGTAAATATTATAAATATAAAAGTAGAAAAAAGAGAGCATCTATTAATTTAGAATTAGCAGAATATCCTGCAAATCGTAGTGGAAAATTAAGACGTTCTATAAATTATAAAGTTAATAATAAAGCACAAGTTATTATAGGTTTATCAGCTGAATATGCAAAATATTTAGAAGAAGGTACGGGATATGTGAAAAAAAGAAAATTATCAGAAGATACAGTTAAAGAAGTTGTAGAAAAAAAAGCAGATATGATAAAGGATAAAATTAGCAAAATGAAAAAAAGAAAATTATTAGAATATACAGTTAAAGAAGTTGTAGAAAAAAAAGCAGATATGATAAAGGATATAATTAGAAAAAATATTGATGCTTCATTAAAAAAATAAGTTTAGAAATGGAAAAAGAATGCCAAAAAAAGAGGATGTTATAAAACAATTACAAGCTGTCCTGCCTAAGTATACTGATTATTTTAGCGAAAAAATTCAAGTATCTAATGTTTCTTATATTTCAGGAAACACATATCAAATAACAACAACTACACCTCATAATTTATCTAATGGTTTGCTAATCAATGTTGAAAAAATTCTATCAAAAAATAAAATAATAACTATCACAAATTTAGGAGATGGATGGATAAAATTTAAAACAGAAGTTTCACATGATTTAACAAAAAATTTTGATCAAATAAAATTAGAAAATTGGACAAAGCAAGTTTACTTGCAAGGATTTACTAATTTAGCAGATGGATACTATGATTTTACTGGTGATGTTCCAAGTAAAGATGAATTTACTATCATTCTTCCAGTAGTTCCAACTGGAACAGGATATTTATGTGAAGATAGGATTGATGGTATTAATGGAAGGAAAGCAATAACATTAGTAGATACAACAAATTTTAGAATACAAGGTGCCAGCAATGATTTTACAAGTTTTGCTTTGACTACAAATTCTAATATCACTACAGATATAAGAATATCTGGTGTAGGAAATCCTGCAAGATTTATACAATATTATACAAAACATAGTATAAATAAGTTTTGGGCATTTGTTTCAACTGGTGAGACAAATGTTTCTTATAGTCGTAATATTGAAAGTGATGCAAATCAAAGATTTAAAAAAGGCGAGGATATACAATTTGAATGTATACAACCGATATTTGTTTATGTTATTGCTCCCGATATAGATACTTATGGCGGTAGATATATAAGCGACATAATGGTAGATATTAGAAAATATTTATGCAAAGCATTGGTAGGTGTTTCTTTTCCTTCGGGTTTTGATACAGAGCCAGATAGTTTTTTAACATCATTTAGAAGTGATGATTTTTTTGATTATGATGGCGCTTATTATATTCATCTTTTTATGTTTGAAACAGTCTTTAATTTTTATTCAAGAGATGGAATTGACCCATTAAATACAAGAGCATTTAGAAGATTTGAAATAAATTACAAGCTAAATTTTGATAATTTTGATACAATAAAAACAACAATAGAAGGTGATTTGCCATAAAAATTATTAAAGTAAAATATAAATTTCCTTATTTTACTTTTAAAATTGAAAGTAAAATATAGATTGATTATAATATAAAAATAATTAAGAAACAAATAAATCTGGAGGTTAATAATGAATATTATTTCTAAACCATTCGTAACTGTTAATAAGCTTCCTGCTATTGTTCCAGCTGGTATGGAAGACCAAAAAATATTAGTAATAGGACAAAAATTATCTACTGGTTCTGCCACAGAAAAAATTTTATATGAAGACGTAACTAAAGCAGATGTCAATACTCTTTTTGGGAAAGGTTCTTTCTTACAGAATTCTTTATCAGGAATTTTTGATGTATTTCAAAGGTCAGGTTCAATAAAATTGCCTCGTGTAGATGTTATCCCTCTTGATGATGTTATTGCTGGAGTTAAAGCAACATCAACATTAATTGTTTCTGAAGTTGGTGGTTCAACAAATGCCGCAACAGTTACTGGAAATATAGAAGTAATAATTGGCTCTAAATTTTTATATACTTTTCCTATAACGATAGCAGACGGACAGGCAATAGTTACTGGTACTGGTAATATTGCAGATGCTATCGCAAATGCAATTAATGATAATGATGAGTTACCTGTAACAGCTGTAAATGTAGCAGGAACAATAACATTAACTTGTAGGCACAAAGGTACTATCGGAAATGGTATTACATTTAGAGTTAAAGGTTTGTCTTATGATGGTGCTAATTATGTTTTGGGTAATGTTAAAATAGCTATTACTGCTTTTACAGGAGGAGTTACAGACCCAACTGTTACAACAATTCTTTCAGTAGTTGGAGATAAAAGATATCAGACAATAACTCATCCAATTGAATACGGAATAGTTTTTTCTGTAACTAATTTTCTTGATAATAGATTTAATGTTGATAACGATATTCAAGACGGTGTTTGTATAGTATCAAATACAGATACTACTTCAAATTTAAAAACCGCACTATCATCTTTAAATTCTCAATCATTAGTTTATTTTTGTAATAAAAAAGTATCTGAATCTATGTATAACGGAAGTACTGTAATAGATTTAGATTTTGTAAGTTCAGCAAGATTTGCAGCAATACGGGCATTAAGACTTACAGAAGATGCTAATATAATTAGATTCGTAGCAAGTAATGTTCAATCAAAAGATTTAAGAGGTGGAAAACATATTTCAACATTGCCTTATCCTAATACACCTGTCTATGCTATATCACCAATAGAAACTATTTATGGTTTTACTCAAACAGAAATTCAAGAATTAGAAGATTTAGGCGGTTCTGTAATGGGTAATAATAATGTTGGAAATCAGATTCTTCTTGGTGATATTGTAACAACTTATAAGACAGATGCTCAAGCAAATCCTGATCCAACATGGCATTATCTTGAAACTGTAGATACATTAAGTATAAGTGCAGAATATATGTTTAATAATTTAAAACAAGATTTTGCACAATCAAGATTGACAGAAGGTAATTTAATTAATGGTTTTACTATGGTTAATGAAATAGCATTTAAAGGTCAATTGAAAAAATATTATATTGATTTATCAGAGGAAGCTATTACACCGGAGGGAAAAGATGCTGTAGATTATTTTTATAATAATATATCAACAGTGATAGATATGTTAAACGGCAGAATTAGTGCTACTTGTAATTTGCCAATTGTAGTTCAGTTAAGAGAAATACTTGTTAATTTAAGAACAACTTTTTCAATAGGAGGATGAAATGGCAATAAATACATTAAAAAATATTATTTTATTTGACCCAGAAATTAGAATTAATAATAGCACAGTTGCTACTATTGCAAATTCAATTAAAATTATATGGGGAAATGGTGAATCGAGTCTAATTGCTCAATCTGTTGGGAATGGAGCTGTACAACATGTTTATTCTGAAAATGTAGAAACTAAAATTGCTAAACTTAAATTTTCTCTTGCATCTACATCAGAAAATATGGATTTAATTATCACATTGAAAAACAATAGAAATACAAATTATATTGTTTTAAACTCATCTACTTCAAATAAAAGCATTGTTATGAAAAATGTAGCATTGACAAATGATCCTGAAATGTCATTATCTAATGAAGGGCAAATGGATTTAGAATTTGTTGGTAAAATTCAAGGTTAATATTAATTTTTAAAAAAGGAGTTATTATGCAGGAATTAAAGAATTTTTTTGAATATGAATTTAAAGGGCAATTAAAATATATAAGAACTGGTAAAGGTGAAGAAGTTATTGCCAAAAAAATTTCTATCAAAGCTCCTTCGTATAATAATACTAAAGATGCAACAGTAATTGAACAAGAATATAAAAGAGGATTATTAAACTTAACAAAATTACAAAATAATCTTAGTGAGGAAGATAAAGAAGAATTACGAAAAATAAAAAATAAAGCAACGTCTAAAAAAAATGAAAAAGAAACAATGCCAGAAGATTTTATTTTTATACTTATGAGCAGTAATGCGGATATGGATAAATGCTTTAGAGCTTTAGAAAATATTATATTAAGTAATTATTCAAATAAACCTACCGCATATATTGATGATACAGAAGTTTTAACAGAAACTATTTATAAAGATTTTATGTTTGCAGATATAAAAAATATTCTAGGAGAATATATAAAAAATTTTTTGAATACTTCCCAGGGCAATTAAAAGAAGCAGGTTTCGACTACAATTTTATAGTAGGTATGTTGTGTAGATTTTTTAAAGGTGGTATTACTTTTGAATATATTGATAATTTACCTATTCCTGATATAATTAATCTTAATAATACTGCTGTTAAAATTTCAGAAAAAGAAAAAAAAGAAATGGATTCTCAAAATGGCAACTAATTCAATACAATATATTGTTGAGTTAATAGATAAATATAGTCCTGTTCTCAATAAAATTAATGAGGATATGAAAAAATTTAAGAAACAACAAGAGGAGGCAAGTTTTTCTATAAAAAAATTAAGTGATAATTTAGAGAAAAGTGGCAAGAGCATGATAGGTCTAGGAAAAAAATTCTCTCTTAGATTAACTACTCCAATTTTAGCATTAGGTGGTAATGCTTTAAGATTATGGAATGAAGAAGCGCAAGCAATAGAACAAGTAAGAATAGCTCTTGAATCTACAAAAGGAGTATCTGGCAAAACTTTAGATGGTTTAATAGCAAGTGCAAAAAAATTACAAAGAGAAACATTATTTGGAGACGATACAATAATTGGAGGAGTAACTGCACAATTATTAGCATTTACAAATATTGCCAATAATCAATTTGACAGAACGCAACAAGCTATATTAAATATATCAACAAGATTATCTGCCGCTGGTGATAAAACAATGGATTTAGTATCTGTAACAAAAATTTTAGGCAAGGCATTGAATGATCCTGTGAATGCAATAGGTAATTTAAGTCGTTCAGGTATTCAATTTTCTAAATCTCAAAAAATTTTTATTAAATCTTTAGCAGAAAGTGGAAGAATAGCAGAGGCGCAAAATATAATATTGACAGAATTAGAAAAAAAATATGGAGGAGCGGCAAAGGCGGCGGCATTAGCGGGAACGGGACCGATTAAACAATTATGGACATTAATTGGAGATTCCCAAGAAGGATTTGGTAAATTAATAATGGAAGGTATAAGTCCTTTTATAGAAAAACTGAAAGAATTAGCAATTAAGGTAGATAATTTAAATCCATCAACAAAATTAATGATTATAAAAATATTAGCACTTACAGCGGCATTACCACCATTAGCAATATTTATAGGTAGTGTAGTTTTTGCATTGGGTTATTTACTTACTCCAATTGGTCTTGTTGTAGGAGCAATAACATTATTAAGTGAGGGTATAGTTTTTTTAATAGCAAATTGGGATAAAATTAAAGCGGCTTTTGGTGAATATAAAGTATTGATATATATACATGCTTGGTTTATATTAATAAAAAACGTGATAGTAAACATAATTGATCTATTTGGTTATTTTATAGATAAACTTTCTTCAAGTCCTATTGGAAAATTAGGTAAAATACATAGTAGTATAAAAGAAAATATAGGTGAATTTATAACTGCAAAAGTTAATCCTACTGTTAATATTGGTGGTGCAGTTAGTATAGATATAAGCGCGGCAAAAGGACTTAGTGGAATCGCTACAGGCAGAGGAGAGTATTTGAAATTAAATACTGGTAAGAATATGAAAGGTAGATAATGTTATTATTAGATAGATTAAGAACAGCAACATTTAAAGGTGTAGAATTTCTTGTTGAAAATTCATCTATAAGTTTTGGACAAAAAACAGTTGTACATCAATATCCAAACTCTGATAGAACAGAAGTAGAATTTTTAGGACAATCCGAAGATATTTTCACATTAGATATATACATAAATAGCATAGAAGAAGATTATATTGGCAAAAGAAATTTACTTAAAGATATATTAAATTCTAGCGGGGCAGGATTACTTGTTCATCCATATGAAGGTGAAGTTAGATGTTCTGTTGTAGACAAAATAACTTTAGTAGAGAATGATAGAAGTTTTGGACTAGCTAGATTTAGTGTTACATTTCAAAAAACATCTCTATATCTATATCCTACCAATGCACTTGATAATATTACTAAGATAAGAAATTTATATGTACAACTACAAAATGCCTATAAAAATAAAGTTATAGATGAATATTATTTTGACAATTTTTTACCAGAAAATTTTATAAAAACAAAACAAACATTGTCTGCTTTATATCATGAATTTGAAATAGTAAAATCAATTGTTCCTTTAAATAAAGACCAAGAAGTTGAATATAATAAAAGCATTAATACTTTTAATAATAATATAAATTCTAGTGTTAGTGACCCAAATGTTATGGCTGAAAGTCTTGATAATGTTATTACTAATATCGATGGACTTGCTACCAATGAAATAGATAACATAGAAATATATAAAAAATTATATGAATTTGGAGGATATTATTTAATATCTCCTGAGTTAACTGCACAGGCTAAAATAGTCAATGGTAACTATAGATTAATTTCTAATTATATAAATATAATAATGCTTGGACTGTCTTATAATTCAATAGCATTAATAAAATTTGAAACAGACGAACAACTTAATTCTTTTGAAGCTTTACTTGAATCACAATATAACTATATATTTCTTAACTTAGATTCTGATATAGCTTTTTTAATAAATAGTTTAAGAAATGAAATTACTAAATTTTTTAATAGTCAAGACGTCAGGCGCGTAATTACAAAAGAGGTTACTGGCAATCCTTTAGTTAAGTTATGTTATTTATTATATGAAAATACAAATGATTATGAGAAAATATATAATCTAAATAACAAAATATCTCCTATTTGGTATGAAGGAAATATTAGGGTTTTGACTAATTAATCTTTAATATTTTTATAATATCTTTCTAGAATTTCTTTTTCATTATTATTTTTATTAGATTTTTTTTCTAATTCTTTTATATATTTTTTATCTTTAATAAATTCTTTTTTTCTTTTTTTGTTTAATTTTATAACTTTATAGTAAAAATAATTATATGTATCTGTTATTAAAGCATCTAACTCACTTTGTCCATCATATATTGAAAGGTCTCTTAGAATAACATTTACTTCAAATTTTTCTTCATCTGTTAGATATTGAATATTTTTCCCAAGTAATTCCATATATTATCTCCATATTATTTTATTAATGTAACATTTCAAAAAATGTTTTCTTTTTCTTAATAACTGGCGTTCTAAATTCTTTGCCTTTTGTATTAATTGATAAACTTTCAATTTCTCTGTTAGGTTTCATAATCATTACTTTTGCAAATCCATTCTGCTCAAATGGTTGACAAAAGATATATTTAAATTTGCAGATTTCTTTACCTTGTTTGTCTATATATCCATATTGATTTTTTATCTCAACAATAGCAAAACCATTTAAAAAATCACTGCAACTATCATATTTTATTTGACAAATTTCATTCCCTTGACTATCGACAAATCCCCATTTATCATTCTTTGAGACAGCCATTAATCCCTCATTTAATTCTCTATATGTATTATATTTTGCAAATAAATTTTCATAGACTGGCTTATCGGTATTGTTTGCATTGCCGATAACATCTAGTTTATTATTAGTTTCTCTAATAATACTAGTAGTTTCATAATCATTGATATTTACTACATTTTTATCAAGATTATCAGTACCAAAACAATTAGAACAAAACAAATTAATAATAATCACTAACAATAATTTTCTCATTTTTATTTCTCCTTTTATTTTTATATAATTGATATATATTTTATCAAATTAATAACACTTTGTCAACAAAAATATATTTTTCTGACTTAACCCATATAAATATAATATGATAAGATTGTTCTAAATAAATCATTATGTTATAATTAAATTATGAATGAGAAAGTATCTCTTGAAGTAAATGGTATAAAATATTTAGGCTTTATGGAAATGAATTATTCTAAATCAATTGAAGATCTAGGAGGAGTTTTTTCTTTTACTGCTTCAACAGAAAAAAATAAATTTACTCCATTTAAAGGTCAAGAAAAATGCAGGGTCTACATAAATGATTATCCTCTTATAACAGGTTATATCGAGTCGATGAATTATTCTTATAATGAAAATTCACATGAAATAACTATTAATGGTAGAGATAAAACTTGTGATATAATAGATAATAGCGTGGTTGGGGATATTGATTTTACTGCGCCTTTTTCATTAGAAAATTTAATTAGAAATGTTTTAGATCTTGCTGGTTTAGATGAAATTAAAATTATAAATTATATAGGTGAAGTAGATTCTTTTCAAAGTAATGAAAAATTATCAAACGAAGTAGGCGAAAATATGTTTGATTTTTTAGAAAAATATTGCAGAAAAAGAGGGGTATTATTGACATCTGATGGAGATGGGGACTTAGTTATAACAAGGGCGGGAGACCAACAACTTAATACAATTCTACTTAATGAAATTGATGGTAATGGTGGAGGAAACAATATTAAGAACGCTTCTATAAATTATGATTTTTCAAATAGATATTATGGATATATCTGCAAATCTCAAAAAAATCCAAGTACAGAAAATTTTGAGGGTATTGTAGATGATTTGGGAGATAATCCAACTGCTGAAGAATTACAAGAAATTATAGAAAAAGATTTGAATTTTGAGAATCAAGTAGGAACAGCACTTGATAATGAAATGAGAAAAACAAGAATTTTAGAATTTCAAAACGAGACATCTTCTCCAGTTGTAAGTAATCAAGAACGGGCTAAATGGGAAGCTAATATTAGAAGAACACGGTCATTAGTTTATAACTGTGAAGTTAATTATGTCTTTGCTGATGAAAAAAATACGGCTTTTTTTATGCCAAATAAATTAATAGCAGTTAGAGATGATTTTCTTGATATAAATGCGTTAATGTTAATAAAAAGTGTTAATTATAACATTTCTGTGTCATCTGGTACGAGTGTAAAATTACAATTAGTTCCAAAAGATGCTTACAAACCAATGATTCAAATAAATACTAGAGATTCAAAATATAATAAAGTTGGTACAAATGTTTCTCAAACTGCTGTTGCTCCAACTACCAAACAAGTATCTGAATTTGAATTTGAAAAAGCATATTATAAAAGGTCATGGGGAATATAATATAAATGTATAGCAATATTAAACTTGCTAAAACGACAAAGATACAAGATGATTCTAAATTATATCCTATCGTAGAAATAACATATTTAAGTAAAATTGCAAATGTAGCTAATTGTGAAAGCTATGGAACACATAGTAGTCCGCCAATTAATACACCATGTATTTTACTTGTTATAAATAATGATGAAGCAAATAGATTTATAATACCTCTTTCTGCATATACAAGAAAAAGAAATTTAAAAGAGGGTGAGTTTGAATGTGGAAATTTTAAAATAGGTTCAACTATAAAATTTGACGAGAATGGAAATATTTTTATCGATGCAGTTAATGACATAAATATTACTGCTAATGGTGGAGATATTAATGTAATAGGTAATATACACGTAACAGGTGGAATAGACGCAACAGGTGATATTGTCGCTGGAACTATAAGTCTAAAGACACATATTCATGGAGGAGTTGAGCCTGGTGGTGGCGTAAGTGGTCAACCTGTCCCATAATAAATTAAGGTATTAAAATGACTGATTATTCACATGATATAAAATTAAGACAAGATGAAGAAGATGGAATTTATGATATTCATATTACTGATGATGGAGATTTTGAGACTGATGATAGCTTTGATATAAATATTATAATGTCTTTATTTGTAGATTCCAGAGCAGATTCTAGCGAAATAGTAGAGCCTTTAAGAAGGCGTGGATTTTGGGGTGATTTAGTTTTATTCTCACAAGAAAATTTAAAATCTGGCAGTAAACTATGGCTTGTCTCTGGTAGAAATACAAAAGAACAATTAAATAAAGCTATCGATTATACAAGAAAATCTTTACAATGGTTAATCAATGAAAAATATGTTAAAAATATAAATGTTGATGGACAACAAACTATTAATGGAATAATTATTAATATAGAATTTATTGTTGAAGATAACAATATTTCTGAATTTAATTTTAAACTTTGGGAAAACGGAATCGTTGAAACCATAGAAACATTATAAGGACATATATGTTTAGAATACCTTCAAATCGTCAAGAAATCTATGATAAATTATCTTCTGATACGCAAGCAAATTTACCAAATACAAACCCTCAAAAAAAACAAAGTTGGTTAAGAGGTATTTTATCTGGCTTTTCAGGTGCATTTTATGATTTATATTTTCAACTTAAAGAATCAATAAAAGTTTATTTTGCTAATACAACCTACGGAGAATATCTCGAACAACAGTGTGCTAATAATGGTATTTTTAGAAATCCAGCAACGCAATCGTTTGGTTATATTTCTTTTTCAGGAACAGTTGGTTCTACAATTCCAGATGGTACATTATTAAATGGAATTTCAAATAATATTCAATATGAGACATTATCAACAAAAACAATAACACAAGAACAATTACAAGTTTTATCTATAACTTATACGTCAGGCGTAGCAACTGTTATAACGAATGTTACACATGATTTAGTTAATGATATAAATATTACTATAGCAGGAGCGACACCATCTGATTTAAACGGAACATTTCCAGTTACTGCAATTATTGATGGGAGCACTTTGCAATATGATACGACTCTTGTCGGTTCAGGTACAGCAACAGGAACAATTACATTAGATGTAACAAGAGCAATAGTAGATATAGAAAGCACAAGTGCTGGTGAAATAACAAATCTTGATACTAATGACCAATTAAATTTAGTCTCTGCAATTGTTGGTGTTAATAATGTTACTAGAGTTATTTATGATGGTCTTGGTGGTGGTGCAGATGTAGAAAATGATGAAGATTTACGCGCAAGATTAATTTATAAATTACAAAATCCAGTTACGTTATTTAATGCAGTTCAAATTGAATTATTATTAAAAACTTTATCTTGGGTAGATAGAGTTTTTGTTTTTAGGATTACCCCTGATGTTGGTCAGGTTACAATTTATATTTTAAAAGAAGATAATGAATTGCCAAATTACGTAGAATTACAAGAAGCAAAAGATTTAATAGAAGATACAATCCTACCAGTTAATACCGCGATTAGTGATGTATTTATTTTAGCGCCAACTCAAGTAATTGTTAATTTTGATTTTTCAAGTATTACTCCAGATACGCCAACAATGAGAACATCTATAACAAATAGATTAGTGGAATTTTTTAGAAACAATACAGATATTGGAGAAGATATAACAGAAAAACAATATGAATGTGCAATTCATTCTACAATTGATATTGAAAGCGGAGAGTTGTTGGAAGATTTTACATTAACAACACCAACTGGAGATATAACAATAACCACAGGCGAAATTGGTGTTTTAGGTGGAGTTACTTTCCCATAATGGATTTTAAATATAATAATGAAAATAAAACAAAAATTTTAGCTTCATATCTTCCAGATGGAAAATCTCTTGAAGCAAAAAATATTCCATCTAAAAATATATATAAATTTTTAGATGCAATTGCAAAAAATTTTGTTCTATTTGAAACTGACATACAAAATGTTATTAAGGAAATGAATCCCGCAACAACAGAAGATTTAATCTCAATGTGGGAAAAAGAATATGGTTTGCCTAATGCTTGTATGCCAATTGCAACAACGCTTGAACAAAGAAGAACAAATATATTAATAAAAATTGGTATGAATGGGATACAAACAATTCCTCAATATCTTGCATTGTTTCAAAAATTTGGATTTCCTATAGAGATATATCCATACGGTTATTTATATGTGTATCCTTTTGATATTTTAGGTTATCCAATAATTTTATCAGACCAAAGATATAATAAATTTACGATAGAAGTTAGATTGCCAAAAGCATTCAATGAAGAAGTCTACGATTTTAGTACAAATGGTTATCCTATTATTTTATTGAATGAATTAAACCAAACATTTATTGAGTGTTTATTAAAAAGATTAGTTCCTGCAAATGTTAATATTGTATTTAGATATGTCTTATAGTAGAATAATAAAAATGGAGAAAAAATTTTATGATGGATTTAGATGCTACAAAAATAAATGGTGACCCACAACCACCAGATGAAATAAATAGTATTTTTGATGAAAATAAAACAATAATTTCAAGTTTAGGTATATCTTTTAATGCAGGTTCAATTCAACAACTTGCACAATCAATTCTTGTACATAGCATGATAGGTTCTTATTATGCAGATGGTGGTACGGCTAATTCTTATGTATTAAGTTCTGTGCCAGTAACAAGAAAAAATCCACCTTCATATTTTACAGGGATGGAAGTTTATTTTTTACCTGCCAATACAAATACTGGGGCATCAACTATAAATGTTACTGGTCTTGGTTCAAAATCAATAGTTCTTCAAGATGGTTCAACTGCGCTTTCAGGTGGTGAAATAACAATAAATATTATAACAAGATTAATTTATGATGGTACTAATTTTAGATTAGCTAATATAGACTATACTTTTGATTCTGATATTTTTGATGTTATTGGTAATAATGTAAGTTTAAAAACTGCATCTTTTGTAAGTTCTACTATAGATTTAAGTTCACATTCTAGCGATACAGAATATTCTATTGCGCACGGATTAGGCACAGATATTAAAAGAGTAGAAGTACAATGGACAGATGGAACTTATTGGTATGTTATTGCAACAGGAATTGATGCTGGAAATGATTTAGGAACAGGAGTTAGATGGAATTCTACAAATATTTATTACGGTTCTGTTAATAAAATATGCAACGGTGGTTATTTATATACAATAGGTGCAGCAACTGTTGCACCAAATTATAATCAAGGTTATTTTAGATTTTTAGCATGGAAATAATAGGAGATATTTATTATGACAGAGGTAAATAATTTTATAGGATTAGTTGTAAATTCATTGCCAGTTAAAATATTGACTGGACAAACTAAATCAGAAATAGTTAATGTGATGGGTTCAACTTTAAAGACTCTCATTTTACCTGCTGTTTTTACTGGCACAGAGATAAGTTTTGAAATTTCAATAGACGGTATAACCTTTTACCCATATTACAATATAGATAATAATTTAGTTAAATTTAGTTGCACACAAGGAAGAGCTTATGGTTTTGCAGCTATTGATTTTTATTCTATTCAATATTTAAAACTTGTTAGTAATGCAACAGAAGGCGCAGAAAGAAATTTAACATTAATCACAAGAGGAATTTAATATATGGGGAATCCAATTATCGGATTGCTTACAAGTAATATAGCAACAGCCTCAAATGTTTTTATTTTCAAAGGTTCTATCTTTATTCCCGCAGATTTTCCTACGCTTGCAGAAGTTAAAAATGGTTGGACATATACAATAGGCGCAAATGTTACAGATAATAACCCAGCAAAAACAAATACAGGACAATCATTTTTAATAGGTGATGAAATTGCCTGGAATGGTTCAAGTTGGACAGAATTAGGTTCAGTAGATTTATGGAAAGATGATGGAATAGATTTATTTCCTGTTACAGACGGAAGAAATATAGATTTATTATCTGCTGGATTAAAAGATACTAATGTTACTATAGCAATAAAATTAGGAGATGCTTTAAATACTTCTTTTACGACAACTAATAAAACAATTGCTGGAGCAATAAATGAACTTAAATCATTAATTACAGCTGAAGATTTATGGGATAGAGCATTATTTAGTGTCGGAATTTATTATGTTACGCCACATACTTCTGGCGACCTTGTAAAAATAAAAGACTATATGTATTTTGGTTTAGTAGATGCTTTTTCAAGAACACAAATTTGGAATTATGAAGCAAATTCTGTAATAAGGCTAGGTTCATTGCAACAAGATGGAGATGCGCTTAATGTTACTAGCGAAGGTATTGTTGTGTACGGTCAAAATGCTCAAGGTGCTGCAATGTCAAATCTTGATTGGAGCTACTTTCGAGCAAAACCATACCGATTGGGATTATATAATGCTAAGAGTGGTGGTTATGTTGGTTATTTATTTCTTTTAGATACACAAACAAACGAATGTTATTTAAGAGACAATGCAGGCGTTAAGACTTTTGATTTTAATCGAGCAACAGGCGCATTAACGCTAAGCGGATTAAGTCTTGCAAATGGTATTGTTCAAACTAATTCGGCTGGATTATTAAGCACAAGTGTAACTCTTCCAAACGGAACACTTGCAACAACACAAACTCAAGGTGATAATTCAACAAAATTAGCAACAACTGCATACGTTGATTCTGCTGTTAGTGCAGAAAATACATGGGATAGAGTCAATCGTAATTTAATAATTCCTGACTGGTATTTAATTCCTCATACCAGCACGGATGGTTTAATAATAGGTAATGATCTAGGTGGAGATTATTTAAAATTTAAAAATATAACTTTAGAAGTTAGAAATGTAGGCTTAGCAACTAATGTATCTATTGGTACAGATGGAAGTATTGGAAGCATATATTATGCAGGTGTGAGTACAACTAATGCTTCATATTTTAATTTATATAATTATAGTAATGCTGTTTCTATGGCTGGAACTGAACACGGTATATATTTTAGGCAAGCATATTATGATATTTCAGCTCCAAATTTTGTATCAGAAGGCTATATTGGATTTGGTACAGAAGGTAATTGGACATCTACTGCATCGACACAAAATAGTTATTATACTGTAAGAATAGCATCTTCTGGTGTACTTGTTGATACTTTAGAAATAGGACGAAATGAATTTTTATTATACGATATAGCAGGAAATAATAATTTAGATTTTAATATATCTACAGGAGCATTTCAAATATACGGAACATCTCCATATATTTATATATCAGACTTATTAGTAAATAATTCCATAGAATTAAATGTTAATGATTATATTGGTAATACTTTAACTAGTAGTGGAATACCAACTATTTTTTGGGGAAGGAATAAGTATAATGCAGCATCTATGACAGATACAGGGGTATCGTTATATTTTAGTCAATGGTATTATGATATAACTACACCTGCCCAAGCACCGTTAGGAAATATAATTTTTGCTACAGAAGGCAACTGGACATCAACAGCTTCTACTCAAGATGGATATTTCCTGCTCCAAAATGTTTTAAATGGCTCTTTAAATGATGTGTTAAAAATATCTTCTGCTGGAGTAGGAACGCTATACGGTATTTGTTCTTATAATTTTACGCCTTCATTTACACCTGGAAGTAATCAATTAGCGACTGTTGGATATGTTGAAAGTTTGCCTGGAGCTAAACCTGAAATTTTACAAGAATTAACTATTTCAAGCGATGGACAAACAATATTTACTTTAGCACAAACTCCTTATAATTTAAGTTATACAAAATTACACTTAAATGGTCAATTACGTAGATATTTAATAGATTTTACAATAGTAGGAACAACTTTGACTTGGCTTAATCCAGGTGGTTTAACACTGAAAGCAACAGATACGCCACTTATTGTTAATTATACATATTAAAAATTGAGGAATAAATTATGAGTCAAAAAATTAGAGTAGAGCAAACAAAAATATCTGACGTATACACTGACCAATCTGACCCATCTGGTTTTATAGATAAAACAGCTGTATTAAGTTTTAACAATGGTACTCGAGAATTTACAATAACTGGCTCACATGATATTTATATAAACGGTATTAAATATACAAAACCAACAACAACAATTACTATTACAAATACAATTGGTACGCATTATATTTATTATAATTCAAGTGGTGTTTTATCATTTTCTAATGCCTTTCCAGGTTTTTATGTGCCATTAGTTGCTATTATTTATTGGGATGGAACAAAAGGCGTATTAGCTGAAGAACGTCACGGAATAAATATGCCAGGTTCGGTGCATGAATATTTACACGAAACAGTTGGCGCAAGATATATTTCTGGATTAGCTGGAACATTTACAAATACAACATTTTCAATAGGTGCAGGTGATTTTAGTGACGAAGATAATGATTTTACTTTTTTATCTCCATTAACATCATGTAATGTTTTTTATAAAAATGGTACTTCTAATTTTACATGGGATGGTCCGCAAACAGCACCATATAAAACAGTTACTGGAACAATTCAATATAACAACGTGAATGCTTTAGCAAATGTTAGTACATCTAATTTTGTTGCATATTGGGTATTTATAACTAATGACATCAACACACCAGTAATGGTGTTAATGGGTCAGAGAGAAGATACAACAATACAAAATGCAAGAACAAATAACACCTATGAATCTCTTGTATTAGGTCAATTACCTTATCAAGAAGCAAAATTAATTTATAGAATTATTTATAAAAATGTTGCAGGCACTCCAACTTATCAAGAAGCTCAAGATTATAGGACAGTAAGCAATTTGCCTTCTGGGTCTTATGTTGCAACAAGTCATAATATATTAAGCGATTTGCAAATTGCTGGAAATAGTATTACCTTTGGACATATAACTGATCAATCACAAACCCTTTATGGGTTAAAAAGTTTTAATGATGGTATTAAGGTTGATACTATAACAGAATTAACTACAGGTGCAGGAATAAATATTGAAGGTCTGCATTATGAAAATGATTATATAAATAAAGGTGGTTCAGATAATCAAGGATTAACATTTGACGCATCAGATAATGCAACATTTACAGAAAATTTATCTGTAATAGGAAATTTATTTGTAAATGGCGATAAAGTTGCAGTAGATTCAAGAATATCAACATCAGATTATATTCTTGCAATGAATTTTGGTGAAACAGGGTCAGTTGTAACAAGCGGGCATTGTGGTATAGAAACGGATAGAGGTTCAGGTAATCCTTATGTCAATATGTTCTTTGAAGCAAATGATGATTATAGAATTGGTGAATATTATATAACAGTTAATTATACTGGAAAAACTGGTTCATTTAATTTGAATAATGAAGTAAAACAAGCAACAACTAATGCTACTGGTTATGTTATTTCTGATTCAGGAAGTGCTTTAAAATTAAAAGTAGTAAAAGGAACATTTACTGATACTTATGTTATAAATAATCAAACTACAACTGGTTCTTGTACTCAATCAGGAGTACAAGTTATCACAGATGATACTCAAGCCGTTGCAACAAGACAGGATACTCCAACATGTGGAGGAGTATCTTATTGGAATAATACGGATTTAAGATTTGATACAAACTCAAATTTTACTTTTAATTCAGTGACAAATTCTCTTGATATAACTGGTTCAATTACTTCTTCTAATTTTATCAGTGATGTTGCTATAGGAACATCACCGTATGCTTGTACTTCAACAACTCTAAATTCAAATCTTAATGCAGATTTGCTTGATGGACAACATGGGTCGTATTATGTAGATACTGTGAATATTCAAAGTGTAGGTGGAAGAAAAACATTCACAGATTATATGTCTATTACACATCAAGGCGTTGTAAGTAGTATAAATACATTTCTTGCTATAACAAATACTGCTAATGCAGTTAGTATGCCTTCAACAGGCACAGCAATATCATTTTATCAATATTATTACGACCCATCAACTCCTGCCTCAGTTATGTCCGGAGAATTAATATTTTTAACAGAAGGTAATTGGACTTCTACGGCTTCTACTCAAAACTCATTTTTAAGATTTTCTACTGCATTAAATGGTGTTGTTCAAGAAAAGGCTAGAATAGATTCTCTTGGTAATTTTAGAATTGGAGCATGTGCAAATCTTTATAGTACAAGCGTCTGGAGTGATTTTTCCAATAATGCTTATTGGGATTCTGCAAATTGGAGATACATAAAAAATGGAGTGGCACAATTATTCCAATATAATAATTTAGGAGATTTTAGTTTTCAAAGCGCTATTTCTGGACTTTTAGGAAATGTTATAACTTTTACCGAATATATGAAACTTACTTATGATGGTATTTTAAAAATTGATGATATTGCTGAATTAACTACTGATGCAGGAGTTACAATAGAAGGAAATTTATTAAAAGATTCAACAATAACATCACAAAAGATATTTGTAACAGTACCAACAGCAGGAGAGGCTTTAAAAATTACTGGCGATTCTAGTGATAAAACATATCAAGCATTTTATACATCAATAACAAGAAAAGGATATTTGGGAACAAATGTAGGTGGAACAGGAATTATATTACATTCAGATGCTAATGGATTAATGTTGCAAACTGCCGCTGATGATGCACATAGAGCTTTTTTATCTTCAACTGGAAATTTTGGAATAGGCACATCAAATCCATCATATAAAGTTTCAATAGTAGGAACTGATAGCAATGCTACTGCTGGACCTAATATATTAGCATATACTTCTGATGCTTATCCTTTATTACAAATTTTTAATTTTACACATGATAATATGTCAATTAATTTTGATTCTTATTATGATGGAGCAGGATGGAAAAGTAGTGATGCAGGTTCAAATTTTCAAATTTATAAAATTAACGATAAATTATCTTTAAATTATGATTCAGGAATAAGCCAAGGATCAACAATAACTTTTGATCCAGGTATTGTATTAACAAATACAGGTAATGTTGGTATTGGAACATCAAGCCCAGCTTATAAATTACAAATAATAGGTTCTGGTGGATTTGGTACAGGTGCTACTATTTCTATGGATACTAGTTCAAGTGTTGCTCCTAGAGTAACCTTAACAAGTAATTATGATGGAGGAATCCTTAATCAATTACTTGTTGGTGCTGGCCAAGTATTTTTTACTACTTATTGGAGATCTTACGCTAGCAATTACTACCCTGGACTAGGAATACAAGGAAGAGTATGGATATATAGTCCATCAGATGGGTCAACTAACGATAATGCAGAAATATTGAATCTACCAAATAATAGCGCAACCGATAGAGGTTGTGCGAAAGCTTACGCTTGGAATACATATTCGGATTCACGTGTTAAGATTAATCAAACAGAGATAAATTATGGATTAAATGAAATAATGAAAATTATTCCTAAACGATATAAACATTATAGTTCCACTGTTTTAAATGGAAAAATAAAAATGTGTGATAATTATTCAAATACAATAGGATTAATAGCACAAGAGATTTATTCAATTATTCCTGAAGCTGTGATTAAACCAGAAAATGATACTACAACTTTGTGGGGATTAAATTATGATAAATTTATTCCAGTTATCATAAAAGCTATTCAAGAATTAAAAAAAGAGAATGATTTTTTAAAAGAAAAAATAAAACACTAATTTAAGGAGGATTTTTTTGTAATGAAATTTAAAAAAAAAGAATTATTTATTCTGTTTCAAAATCTTGAAAAATTAAATGATTTAGAAGGCATCAAGTTTGCTTATGCTATATCAAAGAATAAAAAAATGTTAAAAGATGAAATAGAATCATTACAAGAAATCATAAAACCTTCAAAAGAAATAGAAGAATATGAAAGAAAAAGAATAAATCTTTGTGAAAAATATGCTGAAAAAGATAAAAATAATAAACCCATTATTGAAGATAATCGTTATAAGTTTATTAATGACGATAAAGATAAATTTGAAAAAGATATTAAAATTTTGATGGATGAAAATAAAGAATTGTTAGAAAAACAAAACAAAAAGAATGAAGAATATTTAAAACTTTTAGAAGAAGATATTGAAATTAATTTATATAAGATAAATAAATCAGATATTCCAGAAAAAATAACACCAAGACAATTAGATTATATAATTGATTTGATTATTGAGGATAAATGATGGAAGTATTAAATAATACTGTTTTCCCTATTGCCGCTTGTGTTGCAGTCGCTAGTTTTTGTGCGTATGTTGTAAAATTTTTTATGACATTATATATGAAAACTACTGAACAATTATCTGAGAATACTAAAAATAATTTAAAACTATGTGAGAATATAATTGAAAATATGAAAATATGGCAAGATAATAGTAATACTGCTCATAAATATATCAGGGAAGAGCATTTAAAACAATTAGAATTACTGATTGATATTTCAAATAAATGTAATTGTAAAATTATAGACACTGAAATATCAAATAATAATCATAAACAATAATAGGAGGATTTATGGATTTAATCAAACAGTTAATGCCATTATTATTAATGGGTCTTATCTCAATTGCTATACCTTTAGTTACTAAATTTTTTATTGATATGCTTAAATCAAATAAGAAATTGAATGAACATATATTAATTAAAGAAGCTGTCTTTGCTTTTGTTCGTTATGCAAGTGAACTACTTGGAGCTAATACAAATAGGGGTGAAGAGAAACATAAACTTGTTAAAGATTTAATTTTAAAGAATTTTCCAAATGTTACAGATGAACAGGCAGATGTTTGGATTAAATCTTGTGTAAAATCTCTCAAAGAAGGAATTGATTTAAACTTGGGGGAGTCGGGAAAACCAGTTACAAAATAATAAAAACTGTCAATTTTATTAGTAAACATTTAGAATTTGGAGAATTTTATACTCCAATTTCACATACAAGATACACTGGTTTTAAGTTTTCTTTTTTATGGATTTTTATTTTTTTAATTTTAAATTTTAATATTTTAAACCCTCGCAATAACACACACACATAAAAGGGAGGTTAAATTTCTCCCTTTTTTTATTCTTTATTATATACTTCTTTAATTCTATTGTTAGTATTCCTAATCATAAAATTTAATTTTTTAGCTACTAATTTCCATACTAATTTTTCTGCATCACATAATTTTTCAAAAGGTATTTCTTCGTTAATTAGACCATATTCTTTAGATAAACATTGATATTCATTTTGTAAAAATAATGCCATGTGATAATCAAATATATCTTCAACCATTTAGTTATTTTCCTCCTATTATTTTTTATTACTTCTTATTTCGTGATAGGAGTATATAAGCTGAGTACTCAGCCTCAATACTCCTATTTTAGGGCTCACGTACATACCAGGAATCCCCAGTATGTAATAAATATTACTAGATTGAAGTTTTACTTCTCTAATACTCTAATAATATTATAAATTAATATGTTTAGATTCCATCTTATTTATCATTTCCATTTTACCATCTAAATATCCTTCTTTCTTTGCAATTTCAAGAAATTTATCTTGTATTTTTTTACAATCACTACATTTAGAAATACTTAAATCTTCTTTTGTTGATAATCTATTTATTTCAATATCTTTATTACTTATTTCTTGTTTTAAATGTTCTTTTTCTGCAATACATAATGCCAAATTTGTTCGTAAAGAATCTAATTCTTTTGTAAGATTTTCTAACATTATATTCTTATCTTTATCTATTTGCGTCATAAATTTTTTTTCTAAAGTAGGGTATAAGTCTTGATAATCCTCAATAGATGTTTCTAAAAAAGGTAAATTATTCATGTCTTCTTCTGGTTTTATTTCTCTAAACATTGGTTGTATAGCAATAAACTTTTTTTCATTTTCATATTTAGTTACAAACAATTTAATCTTTTCACCATTAACAATAAAAATTTGTTTTACCATAAATTAATCTCCTATTTTTTAAATTAACGATTTAATATATTGAATTGCACCAAGATATTCTTTGAGATACTGTGGATTATCTTTGTGATATTCGTTAACCGTAGCTTCAAACTCCTCCAATGTTCCTGCCCAACAGCCACATCTAACAATAATTCCCTCGGTACAAAAAAAGAAATAAGTGCATGCCTTTCTGCTTCCGATACAATCTATTTTTTTCATAGAAACTAAATTATATTTTTCTTCTATAGTTATATTTTTTCCAAAACTACAATCTCCTGCAAACCCACAACCTTTTGCAAAACTACAACCTTTTGCAAAATTGCAATTTTTTCCAAAACTACACCCTTCTGCAAAACTACACCCTTCTGCAAAACTACACCATTCTGCAAAACTACACCGTTCTGCAAAACTACACCGTTCTGCAAAACTACAACCTCTTGCAAAACTACACCCTTCTGCAAAACTACACCATTCTGCAAAACTACACCGTTCTGCAAAACTACACCCTTCTGCAAAACTACACCGTTCTGCAAAACTACACCCTTCTGCAAAACTACACCCTTCTGCAAAACTACACCATTCTGCAAAACTACACCGTTCTGCAAAACTACACCGTTCTGCAAAACTACAACCTCTTGCAAAACTACACCATTCTGCAAAACTACACCGTTCTGCAAAACTACAACCTCTTGCAAAACTACAACCTTTTGCAAAACTACACCATTCTGCAAAACTACACCCTTCTGCAAAACTACACTGTTCTGTAAATATTTTTATATCCGAATAATCGCCAGATGGACAAATAATATAGCCATTTGCATCTTTCTCAAATTTATTAAATTCTTCCTGTGTGTATTTTTTCATAAATTTATCTCCCTTAAGCCTGTTTCGCCAGATTGATATATTCTTTCACATTCACATCAAATAATTCTTGCTGATAAGAGTCAATCACATTAGAGAAATCAAACCTTTTTTCTTTAAGTTTGTTTGATAGAAAATTATTATTATATAAATATAACAAATCTTTCTTTAGCAAGATAAACTCATTATCATTGGTTACTTTTTTATAAATCTCAAGTTCTAATCTTGCAAAGTCTAAGTCAGATATTTCTTTATAGATATGTAATGCTCTTAATAACTCATGAAGTATCAGATATGTATTAAAATTATTTATACTTTCATTCTCTAAAAATAGGGGATTAATTTGTATTATAAGGTTATTCTTTATGAATCGGGCAGGGCAATCTAAATTTTCAATAAATTCTATAAGCAAATCTTTGCCGCGCAACTTAGAAAATCTAAATTCTTTTTCTAATATAGTTTTTGTTATCGCACAAAAATTTATATATATTTTTTTGCATCTCTTTGTCATGTAAGAATTCCTTTCAATCAATTTTCCATTTATTACCTCACCAATTTTTAATTCTTTTTTACCTTGTAAATAGAAGTCTTCATTATCTATTTTATATAATTTAAATAATAAATATCGGAATATTTTTTGTTGAGGTGGATTTCGTTTTGCTACTACAAAACAACTAAACTCCATATCATTTGCCCAGTTCTCTACAACATCAGGATAATATACTGTAGTAGAGTCATCTAATTCATCTAAAATAGCTACTATTTGTGTAGTAGGAGCTAAAGCAAAGGCATAAGAAATTTGTAACATAAATAAAAATAATATTAAAATTATTTTCATATTATTTATCTCCTATATAAATTATATTTAATTTAATTCTATTTCTATAAGATACTTCTGTATCGCCGCTTTCTAATCTTTCTAACATTTCATTACAATCCTCTTTAGTTTCTGCACCAAATCCAAATATCAAATTTTCTGTTCCTCTTATATTTTCTTTTAAGTCAACTATTGTATATAAAACTGTCTTTTAAAGATTGAATGGCTTAGTGCAGATAATATATCTTTTACCCATAGACATAACTGTATATTTTTGTTTTTCTTCGAGAAATTTTATTTTATCACCAACCTTTATTTTTTCCATGTAATTCCATTTCCTTTAGTATTTTTAAGAATATATTCAATCCATTTTTTTATTTTTTTTATTATAACCTCTAAATTTAATGTCCATATTATTTATCCTTTACAATTTTTATTACTTGGTTAGTATTATTTCTCTTCTTTAGTTCTATAATCATAAGTTCTAATTTTTTCTGGCGGTTAGATAAGTTAGTCATCTCATTATTTAGAATAGAAATTAAATCAGTATTACTTTCTATGTTGCTAGATAATAACTTTTTAGTTATATTAATTTTACTATCTAAATTTCTATAACTATTTGATAAATAAATACTTGTGTCATATAACTTTTTTTCCATACTAAGACTTTTATTTTCTTTCATAATATTTTCTATTTCTAAAATTTTTACTTTTTGTTTCTCAATTTTTATAGAGGTACTATAATTTATAAGCAAAACTATTATCAGAAATAATATCAATAAAAAAAAGAGTAGAGTAGTGGAATTAAAATTTTTATCATTTTTTTTACGATTGTTATTTTTAACAAGATTAAAATAGTTATTCACATAAGACCTTATAAATTCTTCTTCAAACTGGTATTTTATTGATTTGCCATTTTTAATTATTCTTACCTTGTTAGGCGGTATCTCTTGTGATTTTACCTTCCTAAATAGAGTGCGTTCTGATATGGCATTAGGTAATATGTCTAGCACTTCTGTAGTGTCAATATACTTCTTATTTGATAGTTCTATGACTTCTGGCATATTAAATCTCCTTAGTTAGAATGGAATCTCTTCTGTAAATGGTATTTCTTCTTCTATAGAAGCAGAAAGTTCACCAGATTCAATCTTCATTTGTTTAACTTTGCTATGAATAATATCAATTTGTTTTGGAGATTTTAAATATACTACATCTGTTACGCCATTAAAAGTTTTTCCATCTTTCGTAAAAGTAGTTAATTCTTTTAATTTTTCTCCTGCTCTTCTTTTGTTTCCAGTATTCAAATCTAAAAGCCATTTTTCAATTTCTTCTAGTTTTTGTTTATCACTTTCATCATGTAAATATTTTTTTGGAGTATTAGGTTTAGAAATATTTGTTTGTGCCTTAATCGCACTTGTTACTTCTTCAGCAGATGCGATTGAAGTATTAATCCCAATACCCATATTTGCTAACGCCCTGCCCAAGGCAGAGGTCTCACAATTTTCAATATAAGATGTTTTATTGATAAGTCCATTATTTGCCATTTCATAAGCATGGCCAGTTGATATAACCTTTTCATTCTCATTTTTTATAGTAGCTTTCATAATAATTTTTTCATCAGTTACACTAATTATTTCTGTTATAATAGAATATTGTTTATAGTGTTCCCAAAAATAAAGCAATCTTTCATTCACCATTACATATTCTTTACCATGAATATTAACTGTTTTAAATTTAATTGGTTTGTTTTCTAAAACTGTATTACCTTCTAAAGATTGTTGTACTTTTTCTAAGTTTGTCATATTTATTTCTCCTTTTTATTTACTATTCTTAAAACTCTTGTTTTGTTTTCTGTTAGAAAATTATTATATAAATCGGGCATTTCTTCTTTTACTCTTTTTGTATCTAATGTTTTTCTTGATTGCGACTTCCAAGTAATTTTGTAGAAATCATTTTCTGAAAGTTCATTATCTTTTAGAAAAATTTTAACTTCGTTTTCTTGTTTTTCAATAATTGCTTCAAGACTGCGTTTATCTTCTTTTAATGCTTCTATACTTTCTACTATCTTAATAATTTCTTCAGGTAATTCTATTTGTTTACCTTCAATTTCTTGAGGGAATAATTTATATAAGACGTCATCATCTTGTCTTAAAACTTGTAATGGCATAACTTTAGGTATTACAAAATTATTCCAAAAATCTACTTCTTTTGAAACTATATTCTGTAACATTCTTTCATCTCTATTTATTTCACGACAAAGAAATTCTCTATTTTTAACTAAAACTGCAATATAACATTTTTTATATCTAGTAACAGCAAGATAGTGCAGGCATTGCAAAATATATTCCTGTGGAATATCATCATCTTTCCAATCTTTATTTTCAAATGTAGTTTTGCACTCAAGAATAGCATCTTCGCCAACAACTTTTCTATCAATATTGGCCGCCAAAAATGGATATTTTTGATGATAGATTGTTTCATTTACGCATCTTACTTTTTTTCCTATTCTTTTTTCAAATATTTTCGCAACTAATTCTTCCAGGTATTTTCCAGCCATACAAGGTAAACTATCAGATAAATCTTTTGGTTCTATTTGTCCAGTCTTTTCAGCCCAGATTTGTAGGGGAGTCTTCCATCTTGATAATCCAAGTACACCAGCGGCATCACTACCGCCTATATATTCATTTCTTTTTTCTAAGTCCATTTTTAAAACTCCTATTTTAATTCAAAAAATCATCTATACATAAAGTATGCACTGTCATTGTAATATACTTCAATTGTATTTTTTCCTTTTGTTTTCTTTCTTTTTCTATTTCGATATTAATTTCAATTTCTTCTTTTGCAAAGTTTTCTTCCATTTCTGTTATACAATCCTCACATAATTGCAAATCATCATCTACTGATGGATTGCCGCACTCGCAATAGATTGGTTTTTGAAAATCTTCTGGACACATTCCTCTTTGTTTATACGATTCAATACCTATTCTTTCCATTTGATACCTCCTTTATTATTAATTATATTTTAACAAGTAAAGAATATTTTGTCAACACAATTTATTAAATAAACAACATTTAATTTGAAAAAATATTATTCTAATCTTCTGAACATATAGTAGTCATACAAAATAAACCTATACCAAATAAAGATGCCTTAATAACTCCTAACTCTGGTTCTAAAGATATTATTATTAATGACATACCAATTAATTTTATAAATGTAATAAACTTCAATCTTATTCTCCATCTTGTTTGAATATTTGAATATTACCAGATAAATATTTCTTAACCAATACTCTTATAATCTGCGACATTGTAGAATCTTGTTGCTTTGCTTTTTCTTTAATTTTATCATGTGTAATTTTGTCAACTTTTGTATGGATATAGTGATAAGTGTATTGCTTCATTTTTAACCTCCTATTTGAATTTTTTTATTATATATTAGTTTTATTATTTTGCAAATATTTTTTATTAAATAAACAACATTTTAGACTTAATAAAAAACCCCAGAAGATTACCGAGACTGGGGTTTTCGTATAAAGAAAGAATAGTATTATGTTATAATATAATATATTTTTAAAAAAAAATCAAGGAAAATTTTTATGAATGTATCAGAATTTAAACATTTATACGAAAAAGAAAACAAAATACAAAGTAATATAATGAAATATCTTGATTTATTATCAAAAAGAGTTCCTATTTATTTTTTTAGGGCGGGTAGTGGTATGATTAAAATACATGATGAAAAGAAAGATAGATTTTTTCGTACTGGTAGAAAGGGTTGTCCTGACATTATTCTCTTAATTAGAGGTAAGTTTGTAGGTTTAGAATGCAAAAAAATAGATGGGAGATTAACTGCTTTTCAAAAGAGTGCTAGAAAAGAAATAGAATCAGCAGGAGGATATTATAGGGTAGTAAGTGATATAAGAGATGTAGAGGAAGTAATAAATCTAATCATAAAAAAGAAAACTCCTGAAATTAATCAAGAGTCTTCATAAAAGAGGTTCAAGACCGAATGCTAACGGTATAATATATTTTTATTTTAATTTTGTCAATAAAAAAAGACTTAGGCCTGAAACCTAAGTCTTTTTTATTTTGTGTGTGCAGTCTTATAAAGGGGTTTAAGCTTTCTAAGAGCATTTTTAGTATATCACGTTTTAAAAGATAATCAATCTTTATTTTTAAAATATGTGCAACCAAAACTCACAGGGTCATTGATTTTGTTAATTTCTACTTTAAAAGTATTTTCTGAACATAGGCAATCATTATCTGGAGTGAAATATCTGCAATGATTACAGGTGCATGGTTGGATAAGTCCTTCAATTATTTTTTTTAGAGTTAAATAAATAGACATATCAAAACTTTTTTCCTTTCTGTTTTTAACATCAATTTTAATTTTATCAGACTCTATTTTTTTTATATCTTCTATATAATAATCTTTAAGATATTTCATCTTGTAATATTGCCATCTGTCATGCCAAATACTCCATAACCTTTAATTGTAATAAGATGAGTATCCCAGTCAATTCTATAATCATAACAATATTTTTCAATATTTACCATATCGGGAGTAACTATAATATTATAAGGCGATAGAGATTTGTTTATTACGTCTACTATTGAATCTAAAGAATTATCAATTTCTAAAACTGTATCCATACTATCTTTTAAAATTCTTCTATGTTCTCTTATCTTCATACTTTTTTTTATTTTTCCAATGCTTTCTTAGCTAAATAAACAAATTCCCTTATCCATTTTCTTAATGGTTCAGACTCTTTTAAGTCTATTATCCATTCATGGTCTATAATAAACTTAAGAACTTCTTCTGGTGTTATTTTTTGCATAAACAAATCCTATAATAAAACCAATTAGTACGCCCAGAGTATATATAATTACGCGTAAAATCATTTATTTTATAATCTTATATTTAATTTTCGGATAGAGTGCCTTAAACAATCTACTTTTGATATACCAAACATGAGTCATAGTCTCATCGCATTTAACCTCGTGTGCTTCTTTTTTTCTATTTTTTAATATCACTGTAAAATCTGGCTCTATATCACATATTTTGTATCCATTAACTATAAGTGGATAACTCTTTGCTCGAATATATTTTCTAATAACGCCTTTATTTTTAAAATACTCTAGTTTTTGCGCATATTGTTTTTCTAATTGTGAATCAAATTCTAAACCATTCCATTTACACGGTTTATTGAAAAATTCTTTATCATTATCATTTTTATTTTTTTTAAATAACCATCCGAATAACATAAATTACCTATTCTTTTATAAAAAACTAACAACGCAGGGATTTGCCAAGATTTTCAACCACGCGCTACCCATCACGGATTCTTACCGGCCAGAGCCTTGTCCGTTGTCTTGTAAAGTCACCCTGCAGATTCAGCGTTACAACATCACGTTTTTTATGGCAGTATGTATCTGAACGAGTTATTATCTTGCCATTTAAACAACTCCGCCTGCGTCTACCTATTCCGCCACTTGTTAGTTTTTTTCATACAAATTTAATATTTTTTTATTCTTCTATTTCTTCTAATTTTGGTATATTAGAGTTTTTTATTAAACTATCTAATATACATAGGATACAATACTTGCCATTATATTCTTTAAATTTTTCTTTAAAGTTAATTTTTATTCTATCCATATCTTTTCTACCACATTTTGGACAATAATATGTAATTTTTTTGTTTTCTTTTTTTTTGTTTTTTTTTGAAAATATTTATCATAGTTTTTTTCATTCTCCAATATCAACTTAAAATTAAATCCAACCACAAAACCATAACCTAAACCCAGAAGAAAAGCCAGTATTAAGCCTGTTAAATCATATAGTGTCATTTACTTTATGCCTCTTTGATTCTATGTATTTATCAAATATTCTTTTAATTTCAAAATTAATAGAAGTCTCTGATAAATCAAATTCTGTTGTCTTCTTATTGTTTTTTTCAAATCTTTCTTTTATATTATTTATAGCTATCTTTTTTATTTTTTGTCTATCTTCAATACCTAAAGCATTATATTCCAGCATTACCTTATCAAATTCTTCTTTTTCTTGCATAGCAAGTCTTTGTTCTTCTGTAAGATTTTTTGTTAAATCATATATTTTTTTATTTACATTTTTATTATTTTTATAGATAGAAAATATAATTTTATCTGCCGAATGATTTTTCATCAGCATTTTATATGTGAAAAATATGTCTGTATATTCAAATAAATCTCGCTTAGAGCGTTCTAAAACATATTCCTTAAATGACTGAAACCGTTTATACTTATCTGAAACATCAAGTATTTTTTTTAATTCAGAATATATAAATGTCCTTTTACCTATTGATTCATATTGTTTTAATAATTCATATATCCTTATTGAATGTATACTTTTTAGTTTGATTATATTTTGAAGTGTATATGCCTTAAAGTGATCGTTTAATTCGAGAAGATATGGTTTAAGTTCATCTGAAAATTTAACTTCTATATAACCTAATTTTTTAAAATATTTTATACTAGAAGCCCATGCAACCTTAAGAAAACCTCCATCTTCACGAGGTATATGTATAATTTTTTTCATTAATAATTCAGATTTATTTGATACTTCTTTGTCGATTATATCTTCATCATCTTGCGAAATTTGTGGGGTAGGTATAGATTTTTCAATTAATGATTCGATATCGTTATTTATTCTATCTTTTTTATTGCCATATTTTTCATTAATATTATTATGCATATTATGAGTATCTGATTCAAATATGTTTAAAAAATCTTTTACATAAACTCGGTAAGCTTTAAAATCTTTATCATTTTTTTTTATTTGAGATAAAACACAAAGTATTATGCGTTGCTCTTCAAGAGTATATGAGTATCGTGCATTTATCAAGTCATTATGTTTCCTAACAATAGAATTTTTATTTATTAAGTTCATGTAAAACTAACCTTAATTTTGTTTTATTTATTTTACCTTATTATATATCTATAAGACAAGTTATTTTTTATACACATGCTTTAATATGTCAAAATATTGATATATTAAATATAGAAAAATAAAACTCAATTGGATTGTAAAAATAGCGTCCCATGTGTCCCAAAAAAAAATATATTTCTTAATCCCATTTTACTTGCTTCGTTATCCCATTTTACTTGCTTGTTAATCCCATTTTACTTGCTTGTTAATCCCATTTTACTTGCTTGTTAATCCCATTTTACTTGCTTGTTGACCTTATAAATAATTGAAAACAAATAACTTATAACTAGTTAAAGTCTTTAAAGCTTTTAAACATCTTAAACATTATAAAGAGACCATTTTTAATTTTTTATGAATAAATTTTTGATAGAAGTTTGGACACCTGTGATTATTGCAACCTACAATGATATTATTTCTATCTTGTACAATTGATATAAGAAAGTCGTTGCAGATATAACATTTCTGATAATTAACTTGTTCTAACATGATCTGATTCATATTATTTTTTAAAAACCTTCTTTTTTTTGTTTAACATATCTCTTAGCAAATAAGATATTATATCATAGATAGCCAATAGAATAATGCCATCTATACTAGTCTTTTTAAACATTAAGGCATAGAATAGTACTTTTATAACAAGACAAAATAATAGGGTGTATAGCATCATTATCTCCTTATTTAGTTTTTGTTCTTAGTTTGATTATTTCTTTAGATAACTTTCCCATGTCTTTGCCAGACCATCCAACAGCGCATTTTAATAGTTTTTTTATACTAAATTCTTTTAGTTTTAGAATGTTATTAGTTTTCATATAATCCTCTTAAGAATTTAAACATTTATTACTACAAAAAACATGGATATTGTTTAATAAAGGATTCTCTACAAATGATTTAAAAATCCAACCTTCATATTCATTTTCCAATAATTGTTCTATCAAAGACTCTTCATTAGACGCCTGTATCTCAATAACTTTTTTACTTTTACACCTAGAACAATAAGCAATTATGGTTATTTTATAAGATTCAATTATTATACTGCCCATGATTTATTCCCTTTCTATTTTAAGATTCAAACATTTCTTCAAAGTATTTTTTAAAAATCTTGAATAATTCATTTTCTGTTATCTCTACTTCTTTTTTTTCCTCATTTACTAAAATAAAAGAATCATTAAATTCGACATTAAGTGTCAATAGTTCAAAATATTTTTCATTAGAATTTGTTACTTTTAAAGTAAACCCCATAATTTTATCTCCTTTCATCTTTAAATTCAGTGCATAATGATTACCTACACTCCTCTTTAAATTAGTAAATATAACGAGGAGTGAAGGTAATCATTAT